TGGGGCGGAGTGGTATTGCTGTGTGCAGGCTGTTCAGACAATCCGGCCCCGCAAGTTGTTGTATCAGATGAACAGGAAGACCCACCAATTATACTGCCTGATGAGCCGGAAATAATACCGGAAGATCCCGATACTGAAGAACCTGAAATAATTACATCTGATCCGATAGTTGCAATCAAGACCGCAGACAGTCTAAAATTCTATGACGGTCTGTATCTCTGGACATGGAACACCGGCAAGGTTGAACGCGCAAAGTCAAAAAACTATAGCTGTGATAATGTACTATATAAACTCGATGACCTCGGATACACTGAAGAAAGCAGAGCGTTAGTTACGACACCGGATTATATATCAATTACAGAAGGCACAGTATACACGAAATCAAAATCAATTACCCTTCAGGACTCAAATATATGGATAGTTGAAAATATATCCCCAGATGAAGCCATGCAGGCAGGAGCGTTGCCGAAACCTTATACAAAGATATATTGCAATACAATAGAGTACGGCAACTGGAGACAGAATCAGTATGTACTCGAAAAAATAATTACTCTTGAAAATGACATCTACGGACAAATACCGACTACAAGGTGGTATCACCTGAACGGCACAAAAGATGAAGTCAGAGTAGTAACCGAGTCCGGGCTTGCAATATATGATTATGATCTTGTAAATAAACGCTGCATGATAAATGGCGTTATGGCATGGTTCTCTACTAACTTTTTCAACGGTGCCAAACAGTGGCAGAAATCCGGCGATATATGGTACAGTCAAAATGGTTATTCGTGGAACGGCGAAATACTTGTTGAAAACGGACTTGCAATGGCAGACTATAAGAAAGTTGGAAACATGATCATATCAGCTGGAACGAGATTTGAGAACGGCGAAACAGTGCTATACTGGATACAATGCGCAACCGGCGAAGTCCTGCGATATATACCAAGCGTCAACCAGGTCAAGAAGTACATTGATATTTACATAGCAGACGGCACAACCGAAACAGGCTTGCTGTTCCTGAACACGCTTAAACCAAAAATCATAGACGATTATCTGTATTTCATTTTTGAGGATAACGTATACCGACATAATTTTTTAACCGGAATTACGTCTCATTTTGTATCCGGCGATATTGAAGAAGTGTGGGAGTATTAAAGATGACATCTAAACGGTTAATGAAAAAATATAATTGTGATATATTTAAAGATAGTGGCGGAAAAGATGATAGTAGAAGATTTTGGGTAGCTATTGGGAACGAAGGTTCAAGTTTCCAATATGCTGAAGGTTCTACTTTATCTGAATTAGAAGAAGAAATAAAAGATTGTATCGAATAGCCATAGGCCGGTTAATCCGGCCTAACCTTCTACTTATAAACCTCATCCAGCTTAGTTAATTCTGCAGCTAACCATTCCTGAGCTTTCTTTAATGCGTCTTTATCATTCGATATTTCCAACTCATTCCGCATCTGTACTGCCTGATTTCTCAATCCTGATTCTCTCTGTTCTTTCTCTTTTGCTTTATCAGCCTTCGACATTTTGCTTATCCTCTCTGTTTCAAGCTGTAATGATATCTCTTTACGCTGTGATTCTGTAAGGTCGTTAATATATATCATTGCTTCATTAGGTTTTAACCCTATTTTATCAATCCATGATTGATGCCATTTGCCAGCTGATTTCTGCCAATATTCTTTTCCTCTATTATCAACAATCTTCTTTTTATCCTTCGTGACAAGCTGTCCATTCGGAATAGCTTCCGCAAGCAATGCCTTGATTTCTTCAGCTTCGACATCTTCAACAAATTCCTCGCCCGGTTTCGGCTGGAAATATACGGCATTGCTGATCATGAGCTCTTTGTATTCTTCCTTCATCTTCAGAAACAGACTTTTTAATTCCGGTTCAAAGGCTTTCATCTCTGCATACTTTTCATTCGATTTCTGATATGCCTGATTAGCTTCGTTCTTCTTGCCGAGTTTAAGCAGTTCTTTAACTTCCGATTTCAGCTTTGTTCCCTGTCTTGCAAGATCATTCATTTGTTTATGAATAGCCTCGACACGTTTTACAGTTTCCGTTTCCTTGATCTTGCTCTCGATCGCTTTCCGCGTCTCAACCGGATCGATAAATCCACCAGCTTCCGAAAGGGATGTAATTACGTCATATCCGTCTATGTTTTGTATTATTATGGTTTTCATGGTTTTTCCTCTTAGTATGTTATCCCGAAATTCGTACCGATTACGCTGTCACGGGTATTTGCGCCTGTTCGTGGGGTACCGTTTGTACCATCCGATTGCGCTGACACTTTTCTTGTGACGCCTTGATTGTCTGTTCTTAATGTCATTACGGTATTGTTAGCACCAATAACTGTTTGTGCAACATAATCACGGCTTGACGTCGCTCCCCAATAATTTCTTGCCCCAGATCCGTCTTCTGTTGCCCCTAATTGCCATCCCTGCATCTGATCTTCCTGCAATTCAGTCAACTTTGCCGGACCTGTTTTCGTTCGTGCGTTTATAACAGCGTCTCCGATATTTTTAAGTGACAATCCGCGAGTATCAGGAAGTACGAAATAAGCGCCTGAAGTTGATCGTGTAGTACCGCCTGCATCGGAAGTCTTGTAAAAGCCAGTATAATCAGTATCAGCGTTATTACCGTCTCCGATATAAGTAGCATCTACAAGTTCGGCATAATCTGCAATTGTGATTACCTGTCCCTGTAATAATAATAATCTGTCGCCATGAGCTGCAGGAGTATCATTTTTCCAATAGATTTTACCAATTCCCGGCCCTTCTACAAATCCTTTACACAACGCCTCAATAAATTGAGCAGTCCCCGGCGCTTCCTGAACACCGTCTGGTGTCAATCCAGCATAATCCATAAGAGCCTGTGCACGTCCCCAAATATCGTTTACCATTAAGGCAACGAATTCCGTACCATCTCCGGCACCCGGAGCCGAAACATTTACCGCCTCTGTATCGGGAAATGCATTTCCATCTGTGTTCGTGAAACTTGCTAAATAATTTATCATTGTTTTCTACCTCGTGTTTATTATCTTGTTGCTATCTTTTAGCTATATACCACAATCAAACCCGCCCACGTATGAAGCGGTTTATATTTTAAAATCAATCGCCTGAATTCCAGACGGCGTTCTATTGGGATATAGGCTGATGCGATGGATAAGCCATAATTGAAATTGGTGTCGATTGAGCCATCGGTGTTAATGCGAACGATGTTATATCTTAATATGCCATTGTAATAAGAAAATAGACCACCTATAATTACATTCCCATCTGCTTGAAGTGATAATGCTAATATATTTCCATTTGTACCTATACCAGAATCAAAAGATGTATCTAAACTCCCATCACTTTCCAGTCTAATAAATTCTATATCACTTGAGGCTGCAATTATTTTTCCATCTCCTTGAATAATAATTTCAGATTGAATCACATAACTAAATAAAGTACCCGAATTAAACGTTGCATCAAGACTGCCATCTGTGTTTATGCGTACTATTCTGTTTCTGCCAGTACCGTTATATGTAGTGAAAGCACCACCTGCAATTATTTTTCCATCCCCTTGAATTGATAATGCATAAACTTCATCATTAGCTCCGGTACCCGGATTAAACGTTGCATCAAGACTTCCATCTGTGTTTATGCGTACTATTCTGTTTCTGCCAGTACCGTTATATGTGGTGAATACACCACCTGCAATTATTTTTCCATCCCCTTGAATTGATAATGCTAATATAGTCTGATTAGCTCCGGTACCCGGATTAAACGTTGCATCAAGACTGCCATCTGTGTTTATGCGTACTATTCTGTTTCTGCCAGTACCGTTATATGTGGTGAATTGTCCCCCAATTACAATCTTACCGTCTGTCTGAATTGCAATATCCCATATTACATCATTAGCACCAGTACCCGGATCAAACGTTGCATCTAAACTTCCGTCTGTATTTAATCTTGCTATACTATTTCTACTTGTACCATTATAAGCTGTAAATGCACCACCGATTAAAATTTTTCCGTCTGCTTGAATTGTAATTGCTCTTATAACACCATTTGAAATTCCAGCCATTACACCAGTACCGGGATCAAACGTTGCATCTGAACTTCCGTCTGTATTTAATCTTGCTATACTATTTCTACTTGTACCATTATAAGCTGTAAAATAACCTCCAACTATTATTTTACCATCTGCCTGAATTGTAATCTTATAAACAGCATAATCAGTACCCGTCCCATACTTCGGATAAACATCCCTCTCCCCCCCCACAAAAAAAATCAAGGGCCAGTATCCGGCTTCTGTCGGTATATCATATTCAATCGGTATCAGCTGTATACTGTCGTACTGACCTGCAAGGGCGTCCGGTTCTCCGCATTGTGCCAATGCTTCATCGCACTGGACTGTAAAATTCGGCAGCTGTTCGAACTGTTCTCCGTTTACTAATAGTTCACCGCCTATACATGCGCAAAAGGCGTCCGGTTCTCCGCATTGACCGTCATTGCCAGAAGGTAATATATCACCGCAGGTTAACTGAAATGCTTCGTCAAGAAATTCCGCGGGATCTGTCACGGGATCATTCGGCCATACATAGCAGTCAAATCCGGCTGACTGTAGTTTTTCCTGTAGTACGTCATAAGTTGGCAGCGTATTTTTAGCGAACATCTGGGCCGCTAATCTCTGTCGTCTTTGTGCTTCGGTTGCAGTTGCTGATGGTGTGACTGCGTATTCTTTTTCAAGGTCTGAAAGAATAGGAGTTTTCCACGGATTGCGCAGATTGCCCAAATCTTCCATATCCTGTCTGACAGCTTCGGTATTCTCTGCGATTCCTTCAAGCAGTAAATCATAATCATCATTGGTGGCAGGTGTCCAGAATTCACCTTCGGCAAACAGGCTGTCAAGTACGTCTCTACTAAACATACGTGACACCTCCCAGCTTTGCCAGTTCACCCGGATTAAGGAAATAAAGCGGTATAAATACGCCGACGACAAGTCCGAAAACAACTGTTTGAGCGTTTGCACCATAACTAAATAAAACGTCCTGTACTATATCGCTCATCGACACATTAGTAATTGTATCCATACGTTCCTGTTCAGCATCAACGCCGTCAACGAAAGGTGCAATGCCTTTCAAATATAAATCGAGTGCATCGTCAATGTCGGATTTACAGGCCGCCTCCTGTGCTGCATCTATGTCAAGATCGGAAATCTGTACATATATAGGCGTCCTGATTATCGGTTCCACCCATAAGGTAGTGTCTGTCAAACCGAGTGTTGCACGGCTTAATCCTGTGTCTTGGTCGGTATTGATTGCGTCTCGTACCTGATCTAAAAGCGGTGCAGGCGGTACTCCGTCAGAATCAATGCTTGTCTGACATTCGATATATACAAGTCTGTCTCCGGGATATGATGCGCCTGCATAAGCAGGACGTCCGGCATAAGGAAAAGCACGTTTAACGCCGCTGACTGCTTCGCTCCATATTTTATGGTCGCTTGCGTTGCCTCCGCCTGTTACTGCGCGTTGTGCAAATAATACACGTGGCCTGTAATTCGCATCGGTTTCCTGAACAGCTCCGGTTGTTGTGGTATCGGTTACCGTTGCCTGTGTTTCAGCTCCTGCGATTTGTGCGGATATGGACAATGTTTCGCCGTTCTCCATGTTTCCGTCAGTTCCGGATTCTTTGCACCTCAAAGATAATGTAGCTACTCCTGCGGCCGCCGTTACTTCGGCTTCGGTTTTATATCGAAGTCCGTTTGTATCTGATACAAATTCACGTGCGGCCGGGATTACTGTTCCGGTTGTTGCCGAGAGTGTTGCTTCAAGTACTACTGTTTCTGCGAGTTTACGCGGTGTGTTATTGTCAAGTCCTATGCGGTCAAGATCGTCTCCAACTGCGGTTAGCACAAGATTTGCCTGCGCTCTATCGGCTGCGTATTTATAATGACCTATATCCATTCCGGCCTCAGTAGCCGCAAGGACGATTAAAAACGCACGATCATTTATCGGAGCATCCTGACCGAGTTGAGTTTCCAGCCGGTTTAAATGTGCTTCGTATAATTGCTTAGTGGTTGGTATGGGATATGACATTTATTGTACATCCTCCATTCTTTCATACGCCGGATTTGTCGCCTGATAAATCCAATTTATTCCGTTTTTCAAAAACAATAATTCCTGTACGTCCTGTCCGGGTGGATATATTTTTATGTCGGTCTTGATATAATCAAGTCTCGGATTTGTAACGGTTATATCGATCTTGCTTGCTAACTTGCTATCTGTCATTGCTTTTAATGCGGTTCGGGCGTTGTCTCTTTTCGTGTTTATTGTTTGTACGTCAATTACCGGCTCCGGTTTTGCGTAGTCTGACCCTATCTTCTGATTTGGATCGGTAAGGAGTGTATTGCCCCACCATCCCTTTCGGGTAAAGAGGGAAATTTGTACGTAATTATCAATACCTTGATCCATTTCCGGCTGTCCGCCGCGGAATTTCATACGTGCGCCTGACTCGGTTAGCTTGACTGCTGGGTCTCCGCTGAATCTGCTTATCATGGCAACCTCACCTTATCAACTTTCGCTGCTGATAAATCAATTGTCAATCCTCCTCCGTATACCGCGCCGTCTGCGGCTGTAACAAATATTGTATTTATATCTGTAACTAATTGCTGTAATATAGATTCAAGGTCTGTCCAGCTTACTGCATAATCTGCGTTTCCGTTTAGCTCTATTTCGCTATCAAGGTTTAATTTCAGTCTTGCCAGTTTTGAGCTTCCGTTTGTGCTATACAGTTCTTTTTCCCCGCTGTCAACTTCGGGTGTTAAATCGTCTGTGCTTGATATTGCAATCTGATATCCGGCTGCTGCACTGATGACATATACTCTGCTTCCGATTGCCGGGTTGGTATCTTCGCCCGCTTGTGGCATGAACTCGACTGTCCGTACGTCACCGGGAATCATTTCGACTTGCAGTAATAATTTATTCTGCGGGCCGTCTTTGTTTGTGCGGATTTCATAGCCGCGAATAATGCCTAATTCCATTATTTATCCTTGCTGTACTTTTTTTATAGCATTGTTAATTCTTTTATGATTAAATGATTTATCAAATAAATCTTCAATAGCATGTAATATCTCATGTAAAATAATTTCACCAAATACTTTTTTAAATACCATATCTTCATTAGCACAGGCAGAAAGAGCAGCATTTAAATCTAATGAAATTTTTGCCTCTCCTTTTTTTGCTGACTTAGATAAATAACATCCAAATCCTTTTCCTTGTAAATCTTTTGTGTCTATATTTATATTTAAAATCATTTATTTATCTCCACGGTTCAATAATCTCCTCTGATAAAGTATATAACGAAGGCGGTTTCAGACTCAACAACGCCGTCGCACCGCCTGAACTGTAGTTAAACTCTACCTGACTGATTAAAAATGTAAAGCCTTTTTCCAAACTCATTGCGTCTGAAACGACTGTTACTGTTGTATTTGGTTTCCATAATGTTCCATTCGGTGCGTACCATGAATTTACAGGAAATGGAATATTTAATGAATCAGCTGCTGATTTATTGCGTCGCCATAACGCGGCGTTTAAGCCTTCACCTGGTAGACTCTCATCTGCGCTGAAAGTAAGAAATCGTATTGCAGGGACATATTCGTCTATTGCCTGATGCTTGACTTTGGTCTTGTCATTCCGCGAACTGCTGACAATCGCCTCATAAGTATTAAATCTTGCACGTCCGTTAAATGAGACTTCGTAAACTTCTGTTACTGGATTCTGCTCTTCAATTGTGCCTACTGGCTGACCGTCTACATTCGGCAGGATTATTTCAAGCTCTCCGTATTCTGTACAGGACAATAAACATCCTCTTTGCCATGCCAAGTCTTTAAGGTGATTGAAACATAAATCTGTCTGTTTCGCTGATACCCTGCTGAATTTTCCGCCAACATATAAATTTTCATCTTTGACAACCTGTATTCCGAATTCCCGTGCCTGATTAACGCATCGTTCATACAGGTCAATATTGTTTTCTTCAAACGGCGGTCTGACTGTGCTATCGATCATATTTGCGGTTTGTGTAAATATTTCGAGTTCTTTGACGGTTCCTTCTATGCTTCGGGATTGATCCACATTATATAACATCCCCGTCATTTGGAGTTTGCCACCAAGATATACGAATGCAGTCGGATAAGCATGATTCGGTTTAATAATATCGTCAAGGATGGGATCAAGATTTGGAATCCATGGGAAAATACATGTTAAAGCATCGGCGCAGGTATCGATTGTACGCATGAACTTTGCAGACTCGACGACTATCTCACGATTTTCGATTATCAGCGTTAATTCGTCTTTGTCTTTGCCGTTGAGCGTGTCAGACATATATCACAACCTCCCGTCCGGCTGCCAATAATAATATATCCATCCCGGTTAAATGGTTACTCTTTATCAGTAATTCGTAATTCTCATCGTTGTTTCCGAGTTCTCCGTATTCTGTTACTGTAATTTCAAGAGGGCTTCTCGGTCGGTCAAGTACTATCACTTTTTCGACTGCAAGATTATAAAACTGTGTAAGCAGATATTGATAGCAAAGTGTATACAGATTTATCAATGATGTATATGTTTTGGTCTGACTGAAATACTGTTCATCAATATCAAGGTCGCTGAAATTATCCTGCGCTGTTTCGATTGCTTCTACTGTTTCGTCAAATAGCGTCTGTATGTTTTCCATTGCGCTTATTACTTCACTTCGGCTTGCGAAATCGGATGTAGCTACTATTTGAGCTACGGCTATAAGGGATAATGTTGTTGTATATTCCTGAGCGAGACATTTGTTGTAATCTTCTGATGTCGTGCCTGATGGTATATATGTGAATAATTCTGTTGATAAGTTCTGGTATACTGTAAGTCTGGAAACAAAATCTTCTGTTGCTGCGAGTGGTGCGATTGCCATTTCTGCGAGTGCTTCCGCTATGTCTGCCGGGTCTGTGTTACCGATTCCGAATGTGTTGATTGCGTTTGCAAGTGCTGTATTTGCTTCCGTGTATGCGTCCTGTACTATTGCGTTTGTGGCTGTAAGTTCGGTCAATACTTTGTCGAATGTTCCGGTTGCCTGATTGACTGCGTTTACTAATGCCTGTATGTCTGCGTATAAATCGGCCCGTAATTGCTGCAGTACTGCCTGAGCGTCTTCGATTGTGTTTAGTACTTGCGACAATATAGATCCCGATAGTTCGGCTGCTGATATAAGGCGTTGCTGATTTGCAGGTTCCAGCCACGTTGTCGAAAACTCGGTCACATTTCCGCTTGATATTGGATCAATTTTCTGTTGCCATGAAACAAGCTGCAAAATTAAAGGTCCGTCAACCGGATGAATGATTTCCCATTGTCCGGTCTCTTTTAATGCTCTGTCGAAATCCTGTGCTGTTCTGTGATGGGATAACCCCTGAAAATAGATTGAAAAGGCGTGAGTGTCTGATTTAACACCCATGTCCTGTATTATATCACCATTGAACTTGGGTGGTGAGAATATACCGAGTTTCTTTTCATTGCTTTTATCGTCACGTATCCATAAGCCTTCAAACACATTTCCTTCAGGGCTTGTACATTTTATAAATTCCTTCGTTTCATTCTCCCAGCTCATTGTTTACCTTTGTATTTTGTTCCCTTTAAAAATCCGATTATAAATCCTATAATATAAAAAAAGATAGCTACTATAATTATTTCCCAGCTCATTTAGTTCGCCCCCACCAGCTGCATATTGATCGGCTTCGCTCCCTTTGTTGAGCTGCTTATTGTTGATCCTTCGGGCGCGCCTGCTATATTAAGCTGTCCGTTAAAATTGATATTCCGGCTTTGTACGTCGGTTTCGTTCGGTGCGCGGAAATATCTGTTCTGGTATTCTCTTTGTGTCTGGCGATTCATTGCCGCTATCTGCAATTCCGAAAGGGGTTGTGTACCTGTAATTGGTTGCATTGCAGCTTTCTTTATCATTTTTGCACGCTCAACTTGTAACGCACCTTTCTTTTCTGCGTTAATGCCTTTTTTCATTAACTGATTTATTGTTTTGTCTTTCTGGTTTAACTCTTCCTGATTTATGCTTTTCTCTGTATCAAGATTTTTAGCTTTCTTTTTCAGGATTTCACCTTCCAGATATGCTATTTGCAGTTCGAGTTTTGATCTTTCAAAGGCTTTTCTGTCTACTTTTCCGAGCGTAGATAATACATCAAGTACGAGTGTTTTTAATGTTTTCCATTTTATGATCCATTCCTGCATGCCAATTTGAAAGCCTAATACATATTTATCCCAGTTTGTATACAGGTCGTAGACGGCATAACCGAGAGCCATAACGGCGGCAATTACCAGTCCTATTGGATTCATTTTCATTACGAAATTTAATGCTTTCTGTGCGGCTGTCCATGCTTTTGTCATTTTAATTGCTTGCGGCAGGAATTTCCTTAATTCCCACATTGCAGAAACTGTCAGCCATAAATTTTTTCCGATATTTACGGCTTTGATTGCCACGATTGCACCTTTGTAGGCGAGAAAACCTTTTACTACATACGGTATCAGGCTGACTAATCTGTCAAGCCATGTTGCAATCTTTTCCGCGTCAAGTTTATCAATTGCATTATTCATTTTTTCAAATAAACTTGTTAATCGTGGTAAAAATTTCGTCATTACTCTTGCAAGGAATTGATCAAATTTAACTGCTAATACTCGTTTCTGGTTTGCGTAACTGGTAGCCAGCGTTTTATTAAAGTCTCCCATCTGATCTTTTGATTGAGACATTAAATAAGCAAATCGTAATTGATATTTTTCAGCCATCGACATATCTTTGACTGCTTTTTTCATACCCTGCGCAAGCCTGAACGCTTCAAGTCCTGCGACTGACATATCTTTTCCGATCTGTTTAAGCGGTTCTGTTTCACCTGATAAACCGGCACGTATCTTGTTAAATGCTTCCTCAATCGGCAAATTGTAAAATGATGCAAAATCGCCGGCAAGTTCTGCAAGTCCCGTCGACATTCCATATAAATCCTTTTCCGCTACTCCTGCACCTTTTGCCATTGCTCCGATTGTACCTGCGAATTGTTTTGCTTGCAATTCAGAAAGTCCGAATGCTTTTAATGCTGTGTTAGACCATTTGTTTATGTCTTTTGCACCCTGTACAAACGTAGTATCAACAACGTTCTGTACTTCTGTAAGGTCAGATGCAAGTTCGATTCCTTTTTGTGCTAATCTGCCGATTGCCGCAATACTGACTATCGGTACTAATCCTTTTAATATGGACGTGACTTTACTGCCTGCGGATGCTACCCGATTCATCGCAGATGAGCCATGACGACCGAATTTATCAGCTGACGCACTCATACGGTTAAATACAGGGCTGATTTTATCAGTTCCCCTGAATGCTGTTGTTACTGCGAAATCAGGCATTGTTTTTGTTCTTTTCCTCAAATTGTTTTTGTCTTACCGTTTGCATCATTTCTATAATAGAAATCCATTCCCGTAATTCTGCAAACCTTAAATTCTTAATAACGGGTATAGGTTGCTCCATAGAAATCAAAGTTCCCATCCATACCGTAAGATGAATTACACCGCTAAAAAAATCATCCCCAAAGTCTCGACTAATGACAGGTCGACTCCTTTCATGTTTGATATCACGTTTTCTCCATGTCCGGACAAGCTTCCCATAAGTGCATAAGACTTTCCATAATAATCTTTTTCGTCTTTGCCTGCCATTGCCATTTTTGATTTGCCGTCAATTTCCCTATATTCTACAGTGCTTCCGTTTGATTTCAATGTCTGGATTATCTTGATTCCGTTTTCGGTTATGACTTGTAATCTTTCAAGTCTGACTGCTTTTATCAGTCTGTCATATCCGGCTTTGATTGCTTTTTTCAGCTCTTTATCTTCGATCTCATCAATATCGATTTCATAATAATCAAGCATCTTCTGTAATTCAGCTTGTGCTGTTTCTTTGCTAAGTTTGTATTTATCTTCCATGATCCCTCTCTTTAATATTTTTTTAATTTGCATATATATTCCTGACTGGCGGTTTTTCGATATAATTCGACCAGTTGGTTATTTTTACTTTGTTTTCCTTTTCAAGTTCAATCGCTCTGCTGTAAGGTATCATCTTTAATGTTCCCTGTCTGATCCAGTCTTTACTATGTCCTTTCTTGACTGGAACTAATCCCATGACTGCTACTAATTCGTTCGGTTTGAATTGTTTTGTATGTGCTGTTTTTCCGGTTGCGTCGTGTTTCCAGCCATGGCCTTTGCCTTGTTGTGCTTTGCAAATTAGCAGGTTATCAATCCAGTTTATCGGTAATATTTTTGTCAGCTGCTTTGAATAGTGATGATCCCCGCCTTTATTGCCCCACCATTTAGCCTTATGTCTGTAATCGGTATGGATAAAAAAACATTCTGTTTGATATGATTTCTGTATGCCCCACTTTTTAGGGAATATCTGTCCGTCCCATCTGCTTACTTTTCCGACGTTTACATGATCTTCAAGGGATTGATTAACCAGTTTTTCTATTACATCCGGGCTTGCGTATTCGTCGTCGTCATCGATAAAATGATAATAGCCGGGTTCGTCCGGGATTGCTTTCAGTAATCTGTTATTGTATAGATTATATGTTCCTGATCCGTACTCAAGTCCATAGGCTGTGCCATGAAGTATTATGTCTCCGGTAACATACTCATCGCGCGGGTCGTCGCTGTGTACAATGGTCACTATCTTTTTATATGATTGTGCTTGAATAGATGCCATCATACGAGCGAAAAATTGTGGCCGCCCGCTTGTGCGTATGAGTATGTATACCGGTACTGTCATACATTTATACTACCACTGGTGTCCATGCTTTTTTAGTTTTCGCAGGGATTATATTTATCGTGTGCCTGTTCTCTTCGGTTTCCCATGTATCATAATTAAAGCGGCCCGTTGTACGATAAGTTGATCCGTCTGCAAGTTCAACCGCAAAAGTTTTATCTGCTAATGTTTCAGCTTTTTCATTTAATGTTTCTGCATCAGCAGGGCCTGTCTGAATTACAACACTTTCCATACCTGGAACTCGCCTCTGATACTTCATGATTGTTGCTCCGGTTGTCGGCATACCTTCAATGGTATAACTTGATCGATTAAAGGTAATGTTAATATCAGCCGGACAATCAAAAGGGATTCCATCGATGATTAGCTTTCTTATGGTTCCTGATTCGTTACCCATGATTATTCACCTCCTGCAAGTAATATGGCGATACTGGTATCCATGCCGATTGTCGTGTTGTAAATTCCACCTTCGCCACTCGGTATCATCGGGCAGTAAATATCAAATCCGGTTAATCCTGCTCTGAGTGTTACTGTTGAGTTTGCTTTTGACCAGTCGCCTTGATATAGCCATCCTTTGCCCACGAATGTTTCAATCAGTGCGTATACATCGTCAAATACTGTTGATACATCACGGGCTTTCAGTTTCGCTGTGGCGTCGGTTACTTCGGTAACATCTTCAACGATGAATATTCCTTTCCACTTTGTACGCTCAAAATTTAAACGCCAGTTATGCAGGACGTTTTGAGCTATGGAAATATTTTTCATCTGTCGCCAGTAATTGCTTTCAGGCGCCACACTTGCAGGCCTGTAAAATGTATCAATGTTCTGCATGTATAGTACGTTATTTTTTGCTTTAGTCGTAGCTAATCCGCCTCTAACTGCCTGTTCAAGATTATCTTGATCGTTTGTCCATCTGTCTGCTTTTGCTCCGGGCCATATGCCCGCAAGGATTTGATCTATCATTCCGACTTGCGGATATGTGCTGTGTAATACTGCCATTGCTCCGAGTACTTGAGCTGCTATTTCCTGCGGGTGATTCGGGCTTCCGGGTGCAGGTATTTCACCGTTTGTCCTGTCGGTTTCTCTGCGCAATGCCGCAAGTGCAAGAGCTGCTGTTAATCCTGCCGAACCGGCTGTTACGTCTCCGACAAGGCTTCTGAATGGTCTTGCGATTTCTTTTGCGTAGTTGCCGACAAAATCGTTTCCGATTCCGTTATAGGTTGATATTGCATCGAGTGTTGCTGTGTCTGCGCCGTAGCCGTGGATAAGGTTAGTGAAGAAATCTTCATTCTGTGCGTCTCCGGTTCCGAGTGCGTCAAGTGCATCCTGTATGTCCGGTACTCCTGATCCACCTGCCATGTCGGTAATTGTGCAAGCTACTCCGGTCGGTAATGATACTGTGTACGGATTATTCTGATTTCCGATAAGCAGTGTAATGTCATTGCCCCAGTCTCCGCCGGATTTACTTGTTATTGTTACGACTCCGGCTACGTTTGCGGCTGTTACCGGCAGATCATCGTCATCGTTTATCGCGTCTGCGATTGCTTCGCCGATGTCGTCCGCGCTGTCGCCTGCTGTTGTTACGTATCTGACAAGTTCGCCTGCGATATACAGATATATCGTGCCTGCCTGTACGTCTGCACTTGCTGAAAAATCAAGTTCTCCTGCTGCTGTGGCCGGGTCTGATCCGCCTTCGAGCTGCGGGATTATCCATGTTTCAACTTTGCCGGGTTTCATTGCGTACTTTGCAAGCCTGTGTAACATAAATCCGTATCCGGTCTGTCCTGCGACATCTTCAGGGCTGTATACCCTGATAGGCACATTCGGCGTTAATAGTGTGAATGTATCTTCGTCAAACGTTCCGATTATGACATTTTTTTGTGGCAAGACTTCGGCGGATACTGCGTATTGTTCATTCTGTATCCCTACGCCATTAACTGCGGCAAGGGATGAAGGATATATGGTCATTGTTTAAACCTCCTTATGATACCCGATTATGCAAACGCCAGAAAAATACTGTAAAATTATCACGACCATATAATCCAAAAACTTTATACAATATTTTACTATTATTTGATAATCTGGTTAATTCAGATAAGATATTTTTTAAAAATTGTTTCATCTTATTCCTCTGGAATGATGTTTTCTACTTCTACTCCCGATCCGCCGATTTCTCCGTCGCCTATCGGGATACTTGAATTTATTACTGCCGGGTCTGGCTGTGTTGCTGTTACGCCTAACACGTATTCCTGTACCCTGCATGTATATTTCATGTTTGCTGTTTTTACTACAAGATCGCCGCGCTCAAGCAACGTATCTTTTGTAATTTTACCTATCCAGGGGCTTGATACTGCACCGACTTCCAGTCCTAAATCGTAGTTTCTTGTATCAAGCATAATATTCCATATTCTGTCGATAAGTTCGTCCAGTTTTTCGTCTGCTATTTCCGCGGCTTCTTTTAATCCTGCGATTGCGTTTGCTTTCTGTTCCGCTGTCGCTGTTGTGCTGTCGAGTATGGACATATCTGCCTGTGCTTTTGCACTGACGGTCATATCTATTTCGATTGTCAAGTCGTGGGATTTTGATCCCTTATTTCTGCCTGCTGATTTCGGAAAATCGCCTTCACTGTAATATACCTGTACAAGCCTGTCATTATTTAAAGTCTCGTCTGCTGATTTTGACTGTCTTTGAAATCCCAATACACGATAATTGCTCAATGACGATTCCGCAAGGATTGTCTGAATTGCTGTCTTAATCGTACGATAGTACATCATCTAAGACTTCCTCCCCGCTGTCATTTTCTATGCATTGCGGATATATTCTGATAAATCCTATGTCCGTTCCGTGTTCCGGACTTCTTGTCGGTGTGAATGTCAATGTTGTCTTATCTGCATCTTCAATCGGGGATAATGGCATTTTAATTATCCATGTTTCCCCGGCTTGCGGTACTCGATCAAGACTTGATATTCTGAGACTTACTACAGGATTATTGACAATAATAGTTTCTCCTGTTTCGGGATTTTCGCGCGACGAGAAATATAATACTTGTCCCTTTAAAAGTTCTGTCGGATTGTTCTTACTGTAGATTTGACTTTCACCATCCGGCGATATCAATTCTACCGGCAAGCCGAACTCACCTTCAAGGGAATCGTACAAATCTTTTTCTACTGCCGCGCGAAGATTTTCCATTATTCTTCTGTAGCTCCTGTTGAAACTGTTGGAGAAATTACTGCGCCTGATCTTGATCTGAAACTGCTCTTCGACTTCGATTCTTTTTTAGCTTTTGCAGCAGCTTCTTTTTTAGTCAATTCAGGAATTTCAAGTTTTATCGCAGGCGGTATTACCTCGCCTTCAATAAACTTCCTTGCGCCGATACATACAGTTTTATTCTTCGGGACTATCTGCATCGTCTTCCTCCTGATCTGCCTGACCTTCGTCTTCCTGCTCAACTGGTTCATGTTCTACATTATCGTCAAGGATTAAAGATTCTTCGCTTTCGTCTTCAGGTGCGCCCTGTACTGCTTCGAGTTCGAGTTCCAGTTCGGCGACTTTATCTTCAAGTTCTTTGATTTGATCAAGCAATTCTTTCTTGTTTCCTTTTTCCAGTTGTGCTTTCAGTTTTTCGTTTTCAGCAATTATTTCTTTTGCCTGTACTTCCAGATCTTTGTTAAGATCCTGCATTCCCTGTAACTGTTTTTCTAATTTCTCATGTTCTTCGATTAGTTTCTTGTGTTCTTTTTCAATTTCAATGCTTGAGAAATCAGGTCCCGGCATATCGTCGCTGTTCTTTGCGAATTCAGGGAAAAATGGAACAACGTCTTTTTCATTGAACTGCTTTTCACGTTTGATATTCTTGTATATGTGTGGCGGATGCATTGCATCAAATTTTTTACGTGCCATCGATAAATCCTCCTTAACTTGAGACTGTCAGACAATCGGTATATGTAAAAAATGCGTCTGTCTGAGTTGTTGCAAAGATAGGAGCTGTTTGAGTTCTGATTGATACTTTCTTTTTATCATTGGACGGATATGCGTCACAATAGAACATTGCAGGTGTTACGATTCCGCCGGGATTCTTAATGTTTACTGGCATCATTGGTGCGTTCATATTCATTCCGAACATTTGCTGATACCATGCAGCGTCTGCCGGTGTTGGCGGTAATACTTCATTCGGGCCGAAATATCTGTCACAGCGTGCGCCGTAATATGCAAAAAAGAAATCATCAACTGGCATATAATTTGTTGGATTTCCGTCTGCATCTGTCCAGATTGCGTCATATCCAAAAAGATAAAATGTTCTGCCTTTCGGTGTGGTTATTTTTGCAATTGGGTCTGCGCCTGCTTCTACGAGAGGTTGCAAATTTCCCGGCAGTGCAAATCCATCACGACCTGCAAATACAAAACTAAATCTTCTGTTATCTGCAAATTTCTGGATTGTGGCGTCATTAAGTATCACCTTTAATACGTCTCCGCCTCCAAACGCTACATTATATCTTATATGTCCGTTTTCTCTGCCTGCGTCAAACGCTGCGTCCCAATCTCCGAGTATGTCTGCTGCTGCATTGTCCCACGGAACTGTAGGTGTTACGATATGGGCTGCATTTCTGCGGAAATCATACCAGTTATCAGCATTTGCAGATCCTGTTATTGCCGGATGCTGCCCTGACATAAGAGATAGTCCACATAGATATTCAAAAAGTCTTACATATCTTCTTATATGTTCAAGGTGGTTTTCTCTTGCGAGTTCTCTCATTCTTTCATTTTTTGATCTTTGTTCATACGGATTTTCACCTGCAACACGTCTGTTGATCTGACTTGCTGTGATGTCTCCAAGTTCTTCAGCAAATGGGAATACCCTGCTAAAAGATGACCATCTTTCAAGCTCAGTATTCTTCTGCTTGTTCAAATAACGGCTGTCCGTTCCCCTGTGTATCAAAGCCGCGATTCTTTCCTGTCCACGCATTATATCGATATCTATTACTTCAGAATCGGGACTGTAAATTGTTTTTGATCCGCTATTTCCGGGTTTACCAAAAAACTGCTGCCAGACTGTTGATACACTGATTATTTCATTCTCATTAAACAGTGCATCCATGTACCGGCTATATGTGTCAACTGTGGTTGGTGTTACTGCCATTTCATTGCCTCCTTAGTTCTCATACTCTGTAATATTTATGGTTTCTTCAAGATACATTCCGGAAGATTCCATAAGTGCTTCGCGTACTGTTCTGGCTTCGATGTTTGCAGGATTGACGATACTGTTTGCATCAAGTGTGTCGTCATCAAATACTACAAGCTGATCGTTTAATGTGCAACAACCGCCTACCATGATCGGTATATCTTCGATATCGCCTGCTGCAAGATCAGCGGCTGCAATATCATCGCCGACATAAATTCCGCGTGGTACTGATTCTCCGCTTGTCTGAGTAAGATCGTTAAACGGTACCCATTGACGAGTCGTTGCATTTTTTGCCATTATTGTATTATGAAGTAAATCAGTTGTTCTCTGCTCATCCTGTGCGATGTCTGCTTCACGTACGTACGAATATCCATCAAGAATGAGAGGTTCGGTATTATTATCAACTCTTGCCTGAAATGCCATATTAGTTCACCTCCTGACCTGTTATTCTTTTCATGCGTTTTTCTTCTGCTGCCATATCAGCTTCAGTCATTATCACACCGTTTTTTACATACTCCTCCGATAACTGCCCAGATGGATTGCCGTCTTCGTGTGTGTCTTCCGGTGTTTCGCCTGTGGCTGCATTGGAATTTTTCAGCTCTTTGATCATGTCGGCTGTTGATACCATGGTATCAAGTACATCGACTGATCTTTCGCCTTTGATTACTGCGACCGCAGCTTCTGTGATTTGTTTCGGATATTCAGAATTTCCGATAAACGGTGCGGCCTTGGTCACTATATCCCGAATTTCCTGTTTCCCCGCTTCAAATTGTGCTTTGCCATAATCGGCAAGTTCTTTATCATATTCTGCTTTAGCGGCGGGGTTTTCTGCCAATAATTCTTTAAGTGTTGGCATTGTTAAAACCTCCTTAATATTATTATCCCGCTGTTTTGCTGCGGGGTTTTGCTCTTGTCCTACTCGTGGTAATTCCTGAAATGCATCGTTATTGTCTGATACTTCCTTCTCTTGTCTGTCTGTATAATTAAACAGATTTTTGAAATCATCGTCTTCAAAAAAACTTTCATCAAAATTAGCTTCTTTATAATTCACTATGCCATCTATCATATCAATTTTTACGGCGTCTACTGCTTCCGGTCTGTTATCCTGAGCTAAAAACATTGCTCCATTCCCGAAATCTTCTATTATGGTTTCTTTAGATATTTTCCTTCCGCTTGCGACTGATGAAATAAATAAATTCTCAATTCCATCAATTAAATCCTGCATCCATTTTCTTTCAGATGGTTTTGTTATATCAGGTCTTTTGTTTTTAGCATTTTGCGAAACGATTCTTACTCTCGCATATCCGTATTCGTCGTCTTTTACGTTTCGGTCATAATCTCTTAATACCCATACAACGCCGATACTTCCGGTTTCAGCAAGTGGATTGCTTGCATATATCTGTCTTGCCTGTGATGCTATCCAGTAACCTGCGCTGGCTACTGATCCCAAATTCATTGCTATTACTTTTTTATTACTGGCAAGATTACTTATTGCTTCTGCTGTTTCAAATACTCCGGTCGCTTCTCCTCCGGGAGTATCCATTTCAAGTATTACTTTTTTTACTAAATCATTTTTTAATATTTCTTCTGAGGCGTTAATTATATCTGAATAAGAGGTTCCACCATATCCTAAAAATAAATCGATAAAATCAGGACCTGATCTTGACAAAGGGCCTTTTATTTTAATTATTGCGTTTTCGCCTTCGATTTTATAAATCTGTGGTTGTTCTATATTTCTACCAAACAAAGTTATTGCCTGCTTTTTATCTTCTTCGGTTACCATTGCACGCATCTGAAAATATTCGTTTGCAAAATTCTCGGATACCGCATAAATTTTTTCTTTATTCTTCATATCACCTCCAATTAAGAGACATAATATTTAATTTTGTCAAGAAGTTATTTCCGGCACGGGCAAAATCTTCAGTTCAAACGGGCCGTATATATCAAGATCAAAACATTTTATCCAGTATTTATATGTTCCTGAAGGTGAGAATAAATCACCGTCTGTTACGTCATAATATGCGATATTATCTTCACTTACTCCGGTTTCTTCATATGTGTCGCCTTCTGTATCTGTATATATCAGGCTTACGTCGCCGGTTATTTCAACTGCTTCGCCGTCTGCATCTACAATTTCGACTCCGAGTCTGTAATTTTTTTCACCCAGGTTCCGATATGCTGTTGATAATGGTTTTGCTGTTAATGGCATCTGTCACCTCCCTGCTTGACCTGATTGATTATGTCAATATGTTTCTTGATTTTAGTCAATACGTGTTCGTGTTTCTGTTGTTCTGTAAGTATATCGGTTTTCTTAAAACATCTGATTATTATTTCGCTTTCTATTGCACTGAGTATTACTTGTACTATATCTGTAATTGATACTGATTCAGATATTGACGATTGATATTCTGCAATTGCTGTCGCTACTTCTGATATTGTGGCTGATTCTGCTATTGATGACAGCATTATTGCTAATGATGTCAAATTGTCGTTTATTTCTGCTGATTCGGATATTGTACTGATATATTGTGCAAGACTACTTAATGAATCGCTTATTCCTGCGACTTCATTTATTGTGCCTGATATTATTGTCGCGCCTGCTGTTAGAAAATCGGTTATTGCTGCGCTTTCATTTATAATGCTCTGAAATGTTGCAAGGGTTTCTATAAGATCGGTTATATTTACTGATTCCGTGATTGTACTTGCGAATGTTGATTGTGATTCTATATTATCCGTGATTGCGCTTGATTCATTTATCAATGACTGCATTTCTGCAAGCGCAGTGATTAAATCTGATATTCCGGCCGATTCTGCGATTGAGCTTGCGAACTGTGCTTGTGCTGTATCACTGTCGCTGATTGCAGCTGATTCGCTTATTGAACTTCCGAATGTTGCTTGTGCTGCTGCGTTGTCTGTTATTGCTGCGCTTTCGCTGATTGTGCCGGTTAGGGTTGTGCCGCCAGATCCTGGTCGAATTGCTATTGTATGCGCTCTCCATGTCTCAGATTCACTTAGTGTAAAAGTTCCAGGATCTTCCGTATCTGTTGCATTTTCCCTGCGTGCTGTACCGACTTCACAACCGTTATTTACGCCACCTCCCGAAATAGTACCATATCCATTAGTATAATTGGCAGGATATGCATTTACTGTTGCATCATCATTATAGCCGCCGCACGCTGCTATCCATAAATTATCGTCACTTCCCCATGCAGTAGTCAAGCTTGGCGGATCTGGGTTGGCACCGCTACCGGAAGTATAATAAATATTTACTCCATTCGTAATATCTTCATACCAGTTTGTAATTCTGTAGCATTGTGCCGCTGCAGTACACGAGCTGCTTGTAGAAAAATTAACTGCCGTTCCGCCTTCTGTTCCATCAGTTTTTTTCGCATAGGTACAGAAAATTCCATCTTCTCTTAGCAATGTCCATCCTGAAGGAGTGCCGGGAGTTGGAAGCAACGAAAATGCTATAAAAACAAGAAGTAAATCATCAGCATCTACGCTTGCAGGCATATTAATATCATGCGTTGTAGATGCTGATGAAACTTGCGTTTCGGTTACTGATGATACAGAAGGAAAAGCCATATTATGTTAATGTTCCTGTCCAGCTCATATTTAATATATCGCCGGGTGCTGAAACGATTCTGTCGCCTTCATCGCAAAGTGCGGCTGAAAGAAGTACGCCACCTGTATTGTCTTTCGTTGCGCTTGCTCCTGTTCCGAAAACTATAAATGCGCCTTTTACAGTTCCGGTTTCTGTAAAGGTGAATGATAGTGCAGCTGATAATGATTTTGCGCCTGCTGCTGCAGCTGCCCATACGCAGGTTTTTCTGTCTCCTGAATAATCAGGTGCGTTCGTCGTTCCGGCTTCTTTCCAGCCTGTATGAGATGTCATCGTGTCGCCTGCTAATATTTCCGACCAGTCGACTGAGCTGATTAGTCCCATGTAGCATGCGGCCGTATATCCTGATCCTGCGAGTGCTTCATTGAGAATTGCATTTTTTCCGACTGTTACGATCGTATTTGGAAATATTCCTTTCCATATTGGCGTCCAGACACCTTTTATTTTACGCCACTGTACACCTGAAAACAATCCTTTTATTGCTGCTTGTTCTTGCATATTCATTGTGTTACCTCATTTCTTTTCTAAATTTTCCATCCTAGTATTTAACCGGCTCATGAAATTTCTTATTTCCGGCAGAATGGTTTCAACAACTGTTACCCGTTTATCGAGTTCATGTATTTCTTCAGCACATACCTTGTTTGATATATTGCTGTTCGTAAACCAGTCTTTAATGAAAAAAACGCATAGGCCACCTAAAAGGCCGAGAATAAGCCATAATAATTTGAAGGTTAGTTTATCTGTTGCTCTTTGACTTTTCATTCTTCCTCCTCGTCTTCTTCATCATCATCATCTGATGTTGTTGCCGCAGCTCCTGCGGGCTGCCACGGCGGTATTGGTAATTCCTCAAATTGTCTTGCGTTTTTCATTCTGTTTGCTTTGCCTGAGCTTCCGTTATATCCCTGTGCAACATCGTCAAGAGTTTCAGCGCTGAGTTCTACTGCGACCTTTTTGGCTTCGATTGATTTTTTCGGGTCTATATCCGGCATCGGGACTGATGACCATTCGCAACAAAGCCATGCTGCGCGGATACGCTTATCTGACCATCCGGGGCATTGTATGCGTCCGGCTGCGATTTCTTCTGACAGCCACGTTTCGTATATCGGGTCGCAAAAATCAGCTATCATGTCCTGACGTTCAATGCTTGCGGTTCTCCAGCATAGAATAAGGGTTGCCCGGCTTGCGGAGTAATTTTCACCAAATTTTTTAAGGACTAATTCAATTGACCATCCCGTGCTTGCACATACTGAGGCAAAAAACGATTCTACGAACTTGTCGTATTGTGCGCCGGGGCTTGTATCCTGCAGGTTTTTCCATGTGTCACCGCGTTTCAGATTTCCTACCAAGTTAGAACCGGGTTGTCTAATTGTGGCTTCGTTTTGCAATCCCCAGTTTATTACAGGTTCAAGGCTTTCTTCAGTTACGTTTGATGCATCTGCCGGCGGTTTAGGAATGCTGCCATATTGTTCTATAGGACCTGAGGGTCTCCCTTCAAGGGGTTGTGATGCATCCTGTTCTTTATTTTCTATTACGCCAATAAATGACGCCTGATTTATGGCTTTCTGTATTACGGAGTGTTTAAAATCTGTGAGGTCGGATAGTTCCTGTATTGCATGGGCCATGTCGGAAAAGCCGCGGCCCTGTCCTGCGTATTCGGGGTTGTATCCATGCAACATAAAATAACGACCGGATTTTTCACCGACCGCGGGGACTGTTACTTCTTTATAGCTTCCGTCTGCATTCAATTTCCATACTCTGTATGATACTTCGCGGCCTGATTCTGCTCTATTTATACCGTCATCACTATTTATAAATTGTGCGTACGTTGATGTATAATCAAATCCTCTGATCTGGTTCGGATCTGTGAAATCTATTTGCAATGGATTTATTAGGTCTTTGTCTCTGCCATAAAACAGGCGGGTAAACATATCATTGTCACGTTTTTTAAACCACATATAAAGGTGTTGATTCTGGTAGAAATTATTTACTCTTGATCTGTGGCTTTTTTTATCGTTGGCCCAAAGGTGAAATTTAATTGCTGTATCTTCCGCCCACTGTTCGAGCTCTTCCGGTGTGCGTCCGATTATTTCTGCTATTGGCGTCGGCTTGACTCTCATGCCGGTATCTACTGATGTATCGGCTATGCTTTTGAGTAAGGCCCGTCCTTCAATGCTGTCGTACATCTGATTGCGGACTTTTTGTCTTATCTCGAAATGATTATGTATATCGATTGGCGCGCCCGGATTTGTGCCGCCTGCCCATTTAGAGCCGGAACCGTATCCGCCGAAGCCGTTAAAACTCGAATAGCTGCTTCTGGCTGATATGCCTTTTCCTGCCTGCTGGATTACGTGTGTGTCTTTTTTTGCGAATGCTGATTTGATTTTGCTTCGGAGATTATCTAACATTGGAAGGACGTCTCCTGAGTTTTACTGAAACAATACCCATATTATATAGATCGTTGATTAAACTGTTTTCTCTGGCGTATAATTGGGATAGTAAATCATTGATTTCTTTTAAACTTCTGCGGGTTGTACGCTGGCTGCCTTCGCCGGAATCAAAGGAATATGAAAGAGCGCCGGTTGCCGACATTTCGTCAAGTACGGTTTCCAGTTTTTCAATCTGAGACTGCACGACTGACAATCTGGCTTGTATACGCTGTTTTCTGAGGTTAATGTATCCCATAAGGAAATATGGGACATAATATTTAATTTTGTCAAGACTTTTTAACTCCCGTCTGTTTTATTAAATTATCAATTACTGTCCTGTGTGAAATCCTTTGTATCTGGTCCTGTTTCCAGCCGTTATTCTTTGCCCACGACCTGTAATTCAATACTTCGCTGTCAAGCCATACGTCTGCGGCGCAAAGTGCATATATTCTACAATCCAGCGATTCGTTACGTCTGCCGTGGCTTTCATAGCTGCCGTCTGTCAGTTTTTCTTCTGCTGTGAGCATATCGAAATAATTCTGCCCGTAGTCTCTGGGAAAATCACAGAATCCGGGTTTTTGCGGTTCCTGCGGTTCTCTTTCGATTTTCACGTTATTATATATTTGCGTTTTATAATAATTTGTGGATATTTCATAAAGTGTGATGTCTTCCGATATTTTCGCTGCCCTGTACCGTTTAAATGTACCTTCTGTCAGTTCGTCCGGTTTTTCCTTTTTCCTCTGGTGAATTGTGCGCATACCTTTAATCGGGAATGTGCTTTCCCATCTTTGGGTGAATCTGTACACTACATCCGTGGTTTCTCCGTCGCCTGAGTCAAAAAATGATAATTGCACCGGAAATCTGAATCCGTCTATTTTTCGGATAAATGTTAATTCTGTCTGTATTGCCCATTGATGCAGGTCTTCCCATGCGCCGGAATACGGATCTGTTATATTGCCTTCAAATCGTTTATAATCTATTGACCATGTTCTGTATGCGTATCCTATGCCTAATATTTCAAGTTCAAGCCTCGGTGGGTTTTCCGGATCTGATGTGCTTCCTCTTTGTACATCTAATCCGATTGTTATATACAGCACACCTTCGGGTACTTCTCCGCGTCTGTATTTCCCTCTGTTCTCTATTATCTTTTCCGCTTTCGGTCTGGTTCCTGCTTCCTGAAATGGCAGGCCGTCACGCAGGTTTATAAATGATCTCATGCCGTCCGGCATTCTTTGCGCTTTCTGGTAGTCTGTCCAGTAATCCATCCAGCCATACGCACCAATAGGGCTTAATAATGCCGAAAGGTGAAATGACCGTCTTAATCGTTCAGGTTTTGCCTGCGGTTCCCATTTTCCCGATCTGATCATGTCTGCTTTCTGATATTCAAATATTGCGTCGTGGCATCTATCGCATAGGTAATAAACAAATTCAATTTGTCCGGCTTTTGTTTCTGCTCTTAATCCGTGATTTCCTTTTTCCTCTCCGCGTTCCAGTAATATCAATTTTTTGCAAACCGGACATATTACAAAGTATTCACACTGATCGCCGAGTAAAAAACGTCTGTATATTACTGATGATTGAAATTCCGTAGGTGTTGAACAGGATAATACTTTCCTGCGGTTTCCCCACGCACTGGTACGGGCTTCTACTACTTCGTCAAAATATCCTTCACCTGTTACAAGCAATTCCGGCGCTGCATCCGGTTCATCTATACATAATATTCTTACTGAATCAGATCGCATGCTGGAAGGTGATTGAGCACTTGCCATTTCCAGAAAACCACCCATAAACAGCTTTTGAAATGTGGTATCACCTGTTCTACGGGATTTCTCGTTTTCTACCGGTGCAATAAGTCTTTCTCTTAATCCTAAACTATCAACTAACGGTTCAAGTCTCTTTGTTGCCCATTTCCTTAAAAGTGCGTCTGTACCGGACATAAAAAGAATCGGGCTTGGTAAAGCTCCCATATAATAACCAATAGTGTTCTCCATGATTGACGTCTTTACGACCTGTGCGGCAGACATTACATCTACGTGCTGAATCGGGCTAAAAGGAGAAAGGCAATCCATTATTTCGACTGCGTACTGTGAACGCCAGTTTTTCCACGGTCCGGGTATTGGTGTATTACTCGGCATTATACGGCGGTTTTCTATATAATCGCTTATGTACCTGGGAGGCGGTTGAATTGGTGCGTCTTCATAAAACAGCCGGATTTTTTCTACATCACTTAATTGGTTCATTTCCGGTTTTCACAAGGAATTTATTAAATTCTATTTTTATATGCTGCAGGACTTCCCACAAATCCTCGTCAAGTATTTTCTCGGCCTGCAACTTTTTTTCTTCGTCGGTCGATCCGAACACTCCGGCTATATTTGCAACTGATTTTGACTTAATTGTGAGAAATTCGTTAGTATGGATTTCAAATAATTTTCCAAATATTATTCGTAATAGCTTTGCGCTTATCAATTCCCGGCGTTCCTGCTGGCGTTTCTGGACTATCTGTTTTGTTGCTTCGTATATTTTTATTTTTTCTACTGTGACTTTCGGTAGGTCTATAAGTTCAGATGCTTTTAATCTACCTTCGTCAAGTTTTTTAATTATGTGCGCTGGTAGTTTACCTTCTTTGACTGACTTCTTCTTTTCCTGTTTTTTCGGTTTCTTAACTGCGACCGCTTTTGTTTTTTTGGGCTGTTTCTCTTTCTTAACTTTGACAGGCTTTGCTTTTTTGGGATGTTTTGGTGCCGGAAGTTCGACGGGCTTTTCCGTGAATTTTCTTTCTGAGTTCTTTATGAATTCAGCGTTATCTTTTTGTGTAATATCGAGTGTAAAATTTCTGCCGTCTCGATTGGCTTTTAGTACTCCAGAATTTATATGTTTAAGAATTCCCTGACGCGTAAAGGATGGGTCAAAGGCTTCCGCAAATTCGCGTATTGAATATTCGTTTTTTTTCATGAAAACAGTTTAGTTGTCAATTTGTACGGTTGTCAATTACTTTTCAATCTGGAGTGAATTGACTGACAACCGGATTTTGACAACTGGCACGTTGAGAAAATCGGAGTCTCGAATGAATG